AGAGGACTCTATGGATTCCTCGTTGTTTGTGACACCACAAATAACACACCTGATGTTATTGATAATAATGAATTCCGAGCAGACATCTTCCTGAAGCCTGCGAAGTCTATCAACTACGTCACACTTACTTTCGTTGCCACCAGAACTGGTGTTAGCTTCGAGGAAGTAGTGGGTAGAGTTTAATTCTTATAATCTAAATACAACAGGAGGATAACCAATCATGGCCACAAGTAGAGAAAACAAATCAATCTCTCAATTTAAATCGTCACTCATAGGTGGCGGTGCAAGACCCAATCTGTTCGAGGTAGAGTTAACCACTCTACCTGCTGGTATTTCTTGGAATTCAGAGAACTTTAGATTTATGGCAAAGGCAGCAGCATTACCTGCTCAAAACATTGCTCAAATAGATATTCCTTTCAGAGGTCGTATCTTTAAAGTTGCTGGAGATAGAACCATTGATACATGGACTGTTACAATCATCAACGATGAGAGTTTTGAATTAAGAAATGCAATGGAGCAATGGACAGAAGTAATTGCCAAGTTAGATAATAACTTAGGTGCTACTGACCCATCTGCATATATGACAAATGCAAAGGTATTTCAATTAGGTAGAGGATCTAGCAAGTCAAGTAAGGATTCAACTGGAACATCTAATGCTGTTCTTAAAGAGTATGAATTCGTTGACATTTTCCCAACAACAGTATCAGAGATTGCGTTAAGTTACGACACAGGTGACACAATCGAGGAGTTTGATGTAGAATTCCAAGTACAGTCTCTAAATCTTACTGGAACTGGATCTCCTAACGGTTGATAAATAGAAGTAAGAAAACATCATAAATTATGGCTAAGTTATTTGGGTTCTCAATAGAGGACGCAGAACCACTATCTCCATCGGCAGTCTCTCCCGTTCCTCCTAATCAAGAGGACGGGAATGACTACTATATGAGTAGTGGTTTTTTTGGTCAGTCTATAGATCTGGATGGGGTATATAGAACTGAATTTGATTTAATTAAAAGATATCGTGAAATGGCACTTCATCCTGAAGCGGATAGTGCTATTGAAGATATTGTAAATGAGGCATTAGTCTCTGATAGTAATGATGTACCAGTTCAACTTGATTTAGATCATCTAAATGCCAGTGATGGTATTAAGAAAAAGATTAGAGATGAGTTTAAGTATATTCTAGATTTAATGGACTTTGATAAGAAAGCCCATGAAATTTATAGAAACTGGTATGTTGATGGTAGAATATATTATCATAAAGTGATTGACTTGAAGAAACCTCATGAAGGTCTTCAAGAGATTCGTTATATTGACGCAATGAAAATGCGTTATGTGAAGAAGCAAAAGCAGACCAATAGAGATAAGTATAAGAATCCTTCTAGATTAAATGACGATAATCCTATGGATTATGAGTTTCCTAAAACAGAAGAATTTTTTATATACAATCCTAAAATTAGTTACCCTGCAGGTAGCATGGCAGGTGGTGGTGGAGCGGCTGCTGGAATTAAAATGACCAAAGACTCGATTGCTTATGCAACGAGTGGACTAGTAAACAGAAACAACGGAACAACACTATCATATCTACACAAAGCAATTAAGTCACTCAATCAACTTAGAATGATTGAGGATAGTCTGGTTATATACAGAATATCCCGTGCTCCAGAACGAAGAATTTTTTATATTGA